CATTAATCCCCATTTCTTTAAAACCCTCAGCATTTTGCTTTGATGGTTTCATTAAACGTGTCAAAGCACTTCGCAATGCAGTACCGGCTACTGTGCCTTCAATCCCACGATTAGACATCAAACCAATTGCGGTTGCAGTTTGTTCCAAAGAAATACCAGCTGCGTGAGCGGTGGGCCCAACATACGTCATTGCTTCACCCATATCTTTGAAACCTGCGGCTGTTCGATTAGCAACGTCTGTCAAAGTATCAGTTACTCGGGAAGTGTTCTTGACCATTCCTTTAGTTGAGTTAACTTTCAAGCCAAACTGTTCCAACACGGAAGTTGAAACATGCATTACATCATTAAAATCATCTCCAGATGCTCGTGTAGCATTTAAAATTGATGGCATTGCTCCTAAAGTTTGTTTAGCAGAATAGCCTTTTCGAATCAACTCACCCATTCCATTATTAATTGAATTCGTTGAGACTCCAAATTGCATTGACCATTTTTTCGATGCATTACCTAGTTGATTTAATTGAGCCTTATATTTGCTCGTGACGGTTGCACCATTTGTTAGCAAAGGACCAAGTTTTGAAATTTGAGAATTAAACTTGACTGCTGAATTCATAGCATATCCAAAACCAACTGTAAGTGGTACTGATAATTTTGTAGTGGCAGAATCACCAATACTTTTCATTCGATCGCCAACTTTAGTAGCAACTTTTCCAAAGCTGTTTAATTTTCCACTAAAACCTGTTGTCTCAAACTTAGCTGCTGCCATTGCTTTTGCATTTGCAATAAGCTGGCTATTTAAAGATGCCACTTTAGTTGACGCATTATTAAATTGTCGAGCATAATCAGCTGTTTTTTTAGTAGCTTGGCCAGTCGCGGTAATGGATCCTTCGTATTGTTTACGCAAAGCAGCCATTTCAGCTTTTTGAGCTTCAAGAACTTTAGTGAGACCACGCTGTTTTGCAGCTAAAACATCAAACTTACTCCCAGCTTGGCCAACAACTGCCATCATTGATTTCATTTCCGACATTGAGTTTCTAACTGCCTTTTTAGTCCCAGCAATACCACGATTAAAAGCACTATCTTTCAAGCCTAGCTCAATGACCATCCTACCTAAAACTTCATCTGCCATTTAGTAACCTCCTTTCTTACGTATTTTGGATAAATTCAAATAGTGACATTTCTTTTCTATTTGTTTTTTCTTCGCTGACAACTTTAATAAGCACGTCAAAATCAGTATCAAGTACATCATTAATTGAATATCCAGGAAGATTCGTCACAATTGAACGAACTAACGAATAAATCAAGCTTTTGGCTTGGTCTCTTGAGATTCTTCTTCCTTTTGTGAGTTTGGGTCAATACCCATTAATTGATCCAAAACTCCATCTACAAACTCATTGAATTTCCAAGCCGCTACCCCATCCATAATCGCATCCACTGTTACTTCTTTTTGATCAAATAAACTGGCAATAAATTCAACTTGTTTATGATTTATGTCTACCATGCTTGGATAATTGTCCGACGTAATCTCCATTGCTTCTAACAATTTTCGTGTTGGTACCCACATCTGCTCGTAAATTTTCATTTTACCGTCTTTACCACGTAATTTAATTGAAATTTTTGACATTAAAATTACCTCCTAAAAAATAAAGTGCTGCATAAGCAACCCTTAAATGTAATTAACCTTGATTAGCCGGTGTTGATTGTGCATTCTCTGGAGAACTTGTTGGATCAGACAATAATACGTTTTTGTACAATTCCGAAATAGCCGCAGTTAAACTTCCCGCATATTTAGCCATGTATTTTCCATTCGTACTTGTTTGTTTCGAACCTGAAGCAGTAAAGGTATATGAATCAGCATCTGGCTTAAACGTTTCTCCCTGCTCTTTAGTATTCATTGTCTCCTTGTCTTTTGAAAATACACCATAAAAGAAGCCAACTAGAGCAACATTTCCTTGTCCGTCCTCTGATTCCATTGTAATTGCACAATAGGGAGCTTCTGATTCTTCTCCAGTATATTGGACACCGTTCGTCGATTTCTCCCGACCTAAAATAATTGTTTCAGAATCAAGCGGAACATCCAACAAGTCAAAATCAATCTTAGGAGTTCCAACACCTTTGCGTGATGTATAATACCCAACATTTGACCCCGATACGACTGTTGGGTCTTTAGAAATACCGGAAACTTCGGCTTTAATCGTGGCACCTTTATTAGGATCACCTTGAATAACGATCTGATCCCCACTAGCTTTCAAATCTTCTCCCAATGGCTGAATCCGTAATCTTTTAAATCCAATAAACATTGACATTAATTTTCCTTCTTTCTAATAATCATTATCATAAATTTTTTTGTAAACGAATCTTCTGGCATCAATATAATGCTTTGTATCACTAAAATAGTCGTCAAGCTCATTCTCGCTGCCTGTCATACGAGAAAAACCTAACGACTCCATTTGCTCTATGATTTCATGCTGCAAATTTTTACAGTTCATTCTGCCCATCGACTGAACATCAATCTGATATCTTAAATCAGTGCCTAATATTTGGTCACTTCCCTCAACAGCTGCCTGTGGGGGGCGCATCGGTCGAATTAAAATAAAAGTATCCGGCAATTTACCATCCGGTGTGTCATAAAACATAATATTATGTTTTTTTGAAGTAACATCATACACACTGGTTTTGATAGCTGAATTTTCTAGCAAAGAGTTGTAAATCTGCATCAACATATCTTTCATTATTTCACTAACTTTCTTAATTGCTTAGCTTGTAATTTTTTAGCAGTAGGCATTGTATCATGATAAACACCTTGAATTTTTCCAAGACCACGAGGAGAATAAGTACAGCCAAACCGGGTATATCCAAATTCATTCAAATGAACTAAACGCCAACGCTGCTTAGATCCATCTCCGGCCCAACCGATTTTAATATCACGTACTCCAGCTCGCATTTGCGGTTTATCAACTTTAACTTCATTAACAGTTGCGCCAGTGTCGCGATAAGCTGATACTGCTCTCTTTAAACTAACGGCTACATATTGGCCACCAATTGTTAATGCTTCATTTTCAATCTTAGTCAACTTACCCTTAGAAAATTGTTTTTCAAGTTTCGCTAGAACCTCATCAACACCTGTAATCGTAACGTTCATTCACTCACCCCCAGAATAATTTTAATTGAGAAGTTCTTTTCAAAATCATCCCTGACCTGAACAACATTCCATTCAATAAATCCATTTCCTGCTGTATATCGATAATCACTGATAACTGCCGTCATTGAATTATCTGGGATAAATTCACCTTTAGTATCTGGAATATCGATCGTCAAACCGCGCTGTGTTCCATGCGTGTCAAGTATTGTCATATCTTTGGTTGATGGACTATAGGCGTGACATAAACAACTGAACACTTCTATTTTTCCAGCTGAGTCCGGCTCTGGCGAATCTAAATCACCAGGTTTAAAAAAAGTAACCGGAATTCGAAAATCACTCGTTTTGAGTGTTGGTTTCTGATACTGGTACATTGGTCGGATTGCCACCACTATCACCATCACTTTCGCTAGAATCATTATCATAGATGTCTTCAGTATCGTCATCACCAGGTAAACTTTCAGCCGACAATCCTAACAGCTCTGACTGAAAATTTTCTTCAAAAAATTCAAGCTGATCATTGTATGCGTACCTTCCGCGTTCCAAAACTAACTCTTTAAATTCTGGATTATTAAGATCATTAACGCCGGTCATGCGAGTAACAGCAGCTTGTGATGCTTCTAGGATTCGATTTAAATTATCATCTTCTACCGAATGAAAAATGTGAATCCGTTGTTTGAATTCCTCAATCAGTGCCATTGACTACACCTCTATTTCCCGCTGGTACTACCTGATCCACTGTCTGTTGCAGCACTGCCATTAACTGACAAAGCATAAACTTTAGCAGTGTTATCATCATCAGCTTTGCCATAAAAAAAGCGTTTAGCTGTAAACAAAAGACCATCTTGCAGAGCTAACGTCTGATCAAACTGTTTAATTGCAACCGGACCTGCACTGTAAGCATCATAACGATCAGGCACAAAAGCAATCAATTTTCCGTCAGGGACATACACTGA